AATGTGAGCCCCCGGCCGAAGTCCACGCTGTTCCCGGACGGATAGGTGTTGGCCGTGATTTTCGGCGCCACGGTGGAGAAGTTCGCCACGGCCGTCTCTGTGACCGTGCCGTCTGCGCCGGTTACGCTGAGGTACCACTCGATCGTGGACGAGGTTGGGAAGGTGTTGGCTGGGACGATAATGCTCTTGGTCGGCGAGCTGTTGGTGATCGCCGTGTAAGCCCCGCCCCCGCGGACGCGCCAGTACAGCACGGCGGATCTCTGATCCGCGTCTCCCTGGGTGTTGCTCAGGCGCCAGATAAACGGTATTTCGGAAACCGTCCCGATGTTCGATCCTGCTGGGCTCGCGATGACGGTGACCGAATAGCCCAGCGTCGTGAAGGTGTTCGGCTGTGACTCCGACGCCACGCCGGATGCGTCAACGCCTGCGATCTTCCACTGGATTGTGGAACCGGCCGGGAAGGTGTACGCCGGGACGCTGAGGCTCTGTGTGGCTCTGTCTGCCGGGATGCTGTTCCAGTTTTCCGTGTTCACTTTCCGCCAGAGCAGCTCCGCCGACCGCTGCGGATAGTTTCCAATGGTGGTATGGAAATACCAGGCAAAGTCTTTGGCGGTCCTGTTATCGACATTGCTCCCGGACGGATAGGTAACGGGAACGATCGTTGTGGCGTAGGTGTTGAAGGTGAAAATTGCCGTTTGTGTTGTTTTGCCGTGTTCCTCCGTGCCCTGGACGTACCACTGTACGGTGGATCCGGTCGGGAAGGTGTTGGCCGGGATCGTGACGCTCTTCGTATTTCCGGAGATCTGGATGCTGTGATAGTCGGACTCGGTGGATAGCTTCCAGAAGAACGTCGCGGACTGCTGCGCCCATTCTTCGAACGCGCAGTATGCGTCGTCAGATTCCCGGACATAGTCCCACTCGAACGTGGTCGGCGTGTCGGATCCTACGCTGCCGGCTGACGGTCCGCTCTTGTAGGCGATGTTTCCTCTGACGATGACAGCATCATCGTAAAGAACTCTTGCCGTAATGGCCGATCCGTTTGACAGCGCCGTCTGCATCTCATAGCTGAACGTGTTTCCTGAAAAACGGAGGCTGCCCGCTGCGAGTGCGGTATGAGCCCGCAGCGAATCGTCGACGGTTCCGACAATCTCCTCCGGAATGTAAAAATCACCTGTTTCGGGGCTGTTCCAGGATCTGGATTCCAGAATGCTGCTTAATGCTTCCGGAGCCGAGTACCAGGTTACGGTATTCTCGTCAAATGTGCCGTCGTTGGCGTGGATGGTTACAAGCGAATTATAGCCAGTCTTAAGCTGAACGCGGAACTGCGCGCCGATCAGCTTGTTGTGCTTCAGGGATGACGGCCATGCGGAAAGCGCGAAAAGCATGTCGCACTGCCCGTCGCTCGTGAGGGCGATGTTTCCGACTTTATACCATGTACCGGAAGAGACGGAGAAGTGCGTCGACGGATATCTGTCTCTGATATAAGCCACTTTCGTGGCGGTCAGTGTTTTTGACTGTTGTGCCATATTGTCACTCCATCCAGCTTTCTGCCTCTGCGTCGTAGGCCATCTCGATGATGTCGTTGAACTCTTTCACGTTCCTTGCATCGATCGTGACGTAGATCGTTGTGTTGCGCGTCATCTGCCGGCTGTCTTCGTTGCTCATGATCTTTGAGCCCCGGGGGAGATTGACGAGCTCCGGCCCGGTCTCTCCGACCCAGGTCAGGCCGCCGCGCCAGTTTTCGGTTCCCTCGGCGTTGTGACCGTAAAAGCTGGAGTACTGGTCCCAGGTCCCGTTCTGCTGCATGACGGTCCGCTGGTAGTTGTTGGCGTTTCCGCTGCCGTAGCCGAAGCCCAGCGCGTTCTTCGCGCCGGAGAAGTCCAGGCTCAGCACGCTCTTGATCAGGTCCGCCGCGTCCGCAATCACGGCGCAGAACTGCGCCACGGCGCCCAGCGTGACCCGTACCGCGTCCAGCGCGGTGTTGAAGCCCGGTAGCCCCGTGAGGATCTCGCCGCCGGTCCGCAGAATGTCGACCATGCTCTCGATGATGCTCGCGAGATTGGTGATCAGCCCGGAGCGCTCCAGCGTCTCGCCGGCCTTCTGCACGACGTCCGAGAACAGCTCCATAGCCGCCTTGGCCGCCGGCGCGAAGTCCGCGGCCAGCTGCCTCTTGTTTCCCTCGATCGTCAACTGCAGCTTCTGATAGGCGTCGTCCACCTCGCCGAGCTTCTTGTTCTGCTGTTCGTCGAGGATGTATCCGGCGTTTTTGGCCTCCGACGCGTAGTCCTTCAGTGCCGCGCTGCCCTGCTTGATCAGAGGATTGAGATCCTGAGCGCTCTTGCCCATCAGGTCCATGGCGATCGCATCCCGCTGCGTCTGGTTTTCCACCTGGCCCAGCGCGTCGATCACGTCATAGAAGACCTCTTCCGCCGTCCTGAGCTCGCCGGACGCCTGATCCGTGATGCTGACGCCGAGCTGCGCAAAAGCCGCCTGCGCGCTCTCGCTGCCGCCTGCGGCGTCGCCCATGGCCTTGGTAATCTTGGTCATGGATCCGGTGATCGTGTCCGCAGAGACGTCGATGAGGTTCGCGGCGTAGTCCCACGCCTGCAGCATCTCGGTCGGGACGCCGGTGATCGCGCTCTGGGTGATGGTTTCGTCCACCTGCGCCGCCACGTCCAGCGTCATCTGCCCGAGATCCATCACGGCCTTGACCACCGCCGCGATCGCCGCGGCAGCCGCGGCCATGGTGGCCACGGTGCCGGCGGAGAGTCCCTCCATGCCGTTGAGCGCGTCCTTTGCCCCCTTCGGGAGCTTGATGCCGAGCTTGTCGGCAAGTATGTCGACGGTATCTCCGAGGCCCAACATCTCATCGTCCTGGCCCTGCAGGGCCGCGGTGTTTTCCTCGATCGCGTGCTGGAGGTCGTATTCCGCCGCCTGCGCCCGGTTGAGCTGCGCGGCGAACTGCTGGGTCCGCGTGTCGCTCTCGCCGTACTGCCGGGCGGCGTCCTGCAGCTGTTGCTGAAGGAGTTTGACCTTGTCCTTCTGCTGCAGGAGCTGGCGTTCCAGGAGTTCGCCCGCCCGGGTCAGGTACTCCGTGCTCTCGGTGTTGCCCTCGAACTCCGCCTTGAGCTTCTGCATCTCGGTGGCGAGGGTTTTGTTCCCCGCGTTGAGTTCGTTAAGGGCTTTTTTGTATTCGGCCTCGCCGTCCAGCTGGACGCGCGCGCCGAGGGTTCTGACACTTCCGGCCATCAGGCGCCTCCTACAAAAAGATCATAAAGACTCGGCTGGTTTTTCTCCGTTGCCCAAACCCCGTCCAGCTGAATCTTCCGCGGTTCCGGCTTCCGGAAATACGCATCGAAAAGCGCATGGAGCCGGGCCGGGTTCATCGTTTTCCAGAATGTTTTTTCATCCTGGTGACAGTCAAACATCCAGATGCTGAGAAACCGGGCAAAGTCGATCCCATCGGATCGGCCTGCCCGGTCGTTCAGTTTCCCGAGTCGCCGGGACCCTCGGCGGAATCCTCCGCCGTCTGCTTTTCGGTGTCCGCTCCGGACACCGCATTCGGGGGAACGATGGCCCGGGTGACTAGGCCGAAGATTTCCTTCACCGGCACCTGGCTCTGGCTGAGCTTTCTGCCCAGGCTCCTCCTGGTGAAGCGCTCCGGCCAGCCCATCTCCTCGGCGTAGTCGTTCATCATCGCGGCGAGGAACTCCATGACGCTCCGGTAGGGCCGCCCGTCGGTCAGCGCGTCCGTGATGGCTCCGCCGTAGACTTCCTGAACATCCGCCAGGGCGTTCATGTTGGCCCGCAGCAGATAGGTCTTCCCCTCAAACTCAAAGGGGAGTTCTTCCAGTTTCAGACTCATGGGTTCCGCCCTCTCAGCCGCCGCTCTGGCCGTTGGACGCACTGGCCCCGAAGACTGCCTGCACCCAGGCCTTGGCTGCCGCCTCGCTGTCTACCAGCGCCCAGGCGTAGAAGTCCTGGGCCGCTTCGTCCGTCGCCAGGAACTGGCCGCTGATCGTCGGGGTCTGGAACTGGATGTTCGCTCCCTTGGTCTGCAGGTTAAGCGACGGCGGGCCGAAAAGGCACTTCCGGAGAAACAGGCAGAAGTATTTTTTTTGCGTATCCCGCAGGTCCGGGCTGTAGAAGGCGATGCCGACGTAATTGCCCGCGTCGTTCGCGCCGATTTTCTGCCCGGCAATCGCCGCGGTGGTGGGTGAGGTCTGGCCAGACGGTGTGTAGGAAATGTTGCGCGAGTCGGCCCTGGTGCCGAGCAGGAGCGTCTGGGCAGCGGCGAGAATGTACTTGACGCCCAGGCTGATCGTGCCGCCGACCATGACCCGCAGGTATTCCGCCTTTGCATCCTCCGCATAGAGGGAAGCCTCGACGGTCTCCGGCTCAATCTGTGCCGTCATGGCGTCGCCGACCTTGACCGCGGGGCCGTAGCTCACGACACTGCCCTCCAGGTTGTACGGGGCAGCGTAAATGTTTTTCAGTCCATACTGAGGCATGTCGATCCTCCTTGTGATCTCGTTATTGTTTATACTCGTTTTCGATCCAGTCGCCGATGATTTTGCCGGCCGGCTGGACGATGTCATCTTCTCCCTCGGCCAGCGCCGGGCGGATGAACGGCCGCGCCGGCTGCCCCCGTTTCCCGTATTCGTTGACGAAGGCGATCTCCGCGTTCCGCGTCTTGGTCTTTCCGCGGGTACGGGTGCCGGTGAAGCTGATCATTTTGTATCCGCCGGTGTCGGTGATCTTGGGCTTGCGCTTGGTGCTGACCTTGTCCAGAATGTGCTCGCCGCTCTCCGGATCCCGGATGCCCAGGCTCTCGCCCTTGGCCCGGATTTTGTCCGCCGCGACCTCGGCCATGGCGTCCAGGGCCTCGGCCGTGATGTCCTCCGGGATGTCGGCGATCCGCCGGAAGGCGTCGTTCAGTTCGTCCAGTCCGTAGAGCTCAAGCGAAGCCATAATAACCGCCCCCGTCCGTCCACTCGCATTCGAGGACCCAGTGCTGCCCGTCGGCGTCCGTGGCGTCCGTCGGGATCGGCCAGGTGAAGTCCTCGTCGAAGAGGGCCCTCTGCATCGCCAGAATGGCCTCTCTGGGGTCTTCCTTGTGCGGGTAGTATAAATGGACTTGGACGAGGTACCGCACAGCGTGGGGCACGCCTTCCGCCCACACCTCGCCCACCTGGTTGTAGTTCCACACAACATACCGGACCAGCGGTCCGGTGTATAGGTGCGGGAAGACCGCGTCCGGGAAGATGGGGGAGAGGGCTCGCTGGATCGCCTCGGCCACGCAGGCCTCCTGCAGCGTCGTCTCGCTCATCGGATCACCTCCGTGAGGATCAGCGTGAGAGAATCGAAGGTCTGGGGGAAGCTCCGGACAATCCGGTAGCGCCGGCCGTTGAACTCCGCCAGGCGGTAGCCGGAGTAACCGGCCGGCCAGAAGTCCAGGTAGTCCACCGTGCTGACCTCCGCCTGCGCGGTGGCTGTCACGCCGGCTTTCATGCTCTGGTAGAACTCCGACTGACTCACGCCGTCCTCCCAGTCGCAGAGCAGCGGGGGAGTGCTGCGGTGTTCGATCGTGCCCTCGAAGCCGGAGGCCGCCTGCGTGCTCTCGCACCAGATCAGCGTGATCTCATCGCTCCAGGGCGTGTGCAGCATGGAGTTCGGGCTCATGTCGCGCTCGCCTCCGTCCTGGCTTTCTGGCCGAACAGGCGGTTATTCCGGGCGACGGTGAGCATCCGCGGCATCGGCGCGCCGTCGATCCGGCTGCGCCAGAGCCATCCGGCGTACATGATCACCAGATCCCGGTCGGCCGTCGTGTTCTCCAGGGTGATCCCCTCGGCCGTGAGGCGCTGCTGCGCCTCGCAGAGGCGGTCCCGGAGGCGCTGGTCGTAGGCGTCCGCCCGGATGCCCAGGTCGATCTTCAGACCGCTGAGCAGCTGTTCCATGTCCATGTCGTCGCCTCCCGTCAATGTTCTGCGGCTTCGATGGCCGCGACGATCTCAGCCTTGGTGTTCCGGCTGCTGACGCCCTCAATGCCGAGCTCCGACGCGGTGGCCAGCAGCTGCGCCTTGGTCATCCCGGTGAGGTCCGGGACGGTCTCGGCGATCTGGCTGCCGGCGTCCGTGTCATCCTGCCCGGCGTCCTCCGGCTCCGCTGCGGCGGTCGTTACGGCCGCCGCCATAGTCCGGAGAGGGGAGGGCGAGCTGAGCTTACCAGCCGCCGGGCTCATTCCCCCGCGTTCGCGGTGTCGGTCGGGAAGGTCACGCCGGTGGCCGCCGGGGCGGTGCCGCCGATGCCGAAGGCCGCGAAGGCTTCCGCGATGACCGGGGCGCCGTCGTAGCGGGCCGTGCCCTTCATGACGGTCTCATCCTGCAGGAAGCGGACGTGCTCGCTGGTGGCGAACTTCTTTCCGGCGCGCTCCACGAGGACGTAGTTCTCGAAATATCCGCCGATCACCACGTCGTTCGGGATGAACTCGAGGGTTTCAACCTCGCCGCCGATGACGGGCATCTGGGTGCCGAAGCCGGAGACGATCACGCCTGCGGCGTTGACGGCCAGGCCTTCGGCCTGCAGCTTGGTGAGGGTGGTCTCGTTCATGCACCAGGTCTTTCCGCGGGTGGCGTTCTTGCCCTTGATGGCGCCGGAGCCGACGATCAGGGCCTTGAAGAGCTCGAGGCCGGTCTTCGGAGCCTGTGCAGTTCCGATGGCGATCAGGTTGCTGCTGTGCAGATCCGCCCAGGGCCTTGCGGTGGCCGGGTAGCCGGACGGGGCCGCGGTCTGGGCGAGGCGGGTCATGATGCCCATCGGCATCTTCAGGGCGGCGTTGGTGTTGCGGCCGTAGAGGATGGCCTTGTCAAGCGCCAGGCCGATGGCCTCGCCCATGGCGGTGAGCAGCTCGGCCAGCAGGTCGAGGTCGCTGTCCTCGAGGTTGGCATTGCAGATCGTGAAGTAGCCGCTGACCTTGTAGCAGTCGAACTCCCAGCCGTAGAAGGC